GATTGGGGCAGTTGGGGCGCCGGCTCGACATGGCTGACGGAGTTGGAGCCTGCCAAAGCGCGCACACGGGCACGGATGGCATCGACCTGGTCCGATTCGGACATCGGGCGGCGGAACTGGTCCAACACCTGATCCACTTCCGCTCGGTTGGTCGGCGGGTTCTCCTCGAAGTGGCTGACCATCTCCGCACGGCGGGGGTGGTGACGAAGTCGCTCGGCGATGTAGGCGTCGATCGCTTGGGCCTTGTTGAGAGTTACCGACTTCTCCAACGCCTCTTTGAGCTGGGTCATCTGCGTTTCGAGGGCCTGAACTCGCCGATCGGACTCAGACTTGACCTTGTTCATCTCCTTCTGCCGCGCGTCCTCTTGTGCCTTCTTCTCGGCCGCGCGGCGATCCAGCTCTTCTTGGACAGCGGAGACCTTGGTGGCGATCTCTTCAACAGATCCGTAGCTCGCCACGTCACCGACGATGCTGCGGATCAGATCGGCGTCGGCGCTCCCTTGAAGCTGTTGCTCCAGATAGAAGCGGTAGCCTGCCTTCTTGGCCATCGCTGCGAGCTTGTTGACCTGGTCTTCGAGCTGGACCTTCTCCTTGGAAAAGGAGCTGCGCTCGGTCGCGAGCTGGCCTTCCAGCTTGTCGATGCGGTCTTCGAGCTTGGCGACGACCGATTCCTCATCCTCGGAGAGGACGTAGGGTCGGATGACGGTCTTGATCTGTTCGACCGCCTTCATCGCGCCAGCCAACTTCGGATCGGAGAGCATGTCACCACGAACCTGCTCGGCAATCTGCTCTTTGGCGTCGACGATCTGCTGGGTCACCTTCTCGGTGACCTGTTTGACCGCCTCGTCCTTGCCCTTTTCGCGCCCGGCCTCTTCGGCTTGGAGGACGCGCTTCTCGGCATCCTCGGTGAGCTTGGCGAGTAGGGCATCTTTTTCGGCGAGCTGCTCTTGCATCTCTCGGGTCGCCTGGGCCGAGATGGCTTCAAACAGCTCGGGATGCTGTTCCTTGAGCTGCTCCTCGGTGAGGTCTTGGATCTCCATACTCAGGTTCCCCTTGTTCTCTTGGAAGGATTCTGGCCACGCATCGCGGTCTGCTGGATCGGCGACGGCGTCGAAGGTGACCAACCGGAAGCCGGGTTGGACTACAGATTCACCTTGCGCGTTGGTCCGTGTTGCGCCGAAGCCTCTGGAAGAAACACCGACCTGACAACCTGCTTCGACGATGGCTTTGAGGTTCTGTCCGCGCGCGGTGTTGAGAATCTCTGCTTCACCGTACATCACACCATCAGGTTGAAGGTCCAACTTTGTGATAACGTGAGAAATACGGTTGAGGCTTGTACGACCATCCAACGGATGGTCGGCTTCCCCGAATACACGACGCTGTTCAATCAGAGGTTGGAGGCGCTTCAGCTCCTCCGCTACGAGATTGCGCGGGTATAGGCGCTTGTTTTCGGTGGCCCGATCAGCGCGACCGAACTCACCCTTAAGGATCCACTTCTTCGGCGCACCCTCTACGACTTCACGCTCTTCAACGACCAGAGGTGTCGACGGGTAGTAGACCCCTTCGATGAGACCCACCTGTCCCTGCGTGTCCTCCAAGAGGGCGCGACCGATTTTTTTGGCTGGGGTAGGGGGTGTACTCATCGTTCTCGTTTCCAGAACTTGGCTTTGAAGGGACCTCGATCGAGGATGCTGGGCTTCTTCTTGACTTCGCGCTTCTTCGGTTTGAGCCCCGTCATCAGGTCGCTGACTCCAAGAATCTCCCGCCAGGTACTACGGTAGGCGGTCCGTCGCTTTCGATGACCACCATAACCCTCGTGGATCACTGCGGTCCTGGCTTGCCCTTCTCTTTCGCAGCCCACTGGGCCATCTTCTTGGCGCCGTACTTCTTCTGTCCGATGGCCGCCGCCACCGCTTTGGGATCTTGGATGTCGGGGCGCTTCTCCAACTCCTTCGCCAGGGCGGCGAAGCGACCCCCCTTTCCCGTCTCGGAATTCCAAGGATCCGAGCGTCCTTTCAACCCAAAAGGGGCCTTCTCAGCTTCCATGACGGCCTCCTCGGGGAGAAGGTGCTCGTAGCAGGCTGCGAGAAAGGTGATGTCGTTGTCGTCGATGGATTCCTTCTTGTAGCCGTTCTTCTTTGCGGCCTTCATCCCCTTGACGACCTTCATCGCCTCATCGCCGGGCATGTTGGCGAGCTTCACACCCATCTCAACCATACCTTGCACAGCGTCCAGGGTGTCATCCTCGGACATGGTCGCCATGCCGACGAGCTTGTTCTTAAGACCCCTCACGTATGCCGGGATGTCGTCATCGGAGAGCGACTCCAGCTTGACGGCGACGCCCTTCATGAGGGCCAAAGCGTCATCGTCCGACAGTCCTTCGAGCGCGCTTGCGGCAAGCGCGATGACAGCCAGGTCTGAACCCTCAACCTGGTCCTCCTCCTCCGAGTCGGCGAAGAGGCTCACGTCTTCGATGAGGTCGTCGTAAATCTCCAACATCTCCAGAAACGTGCTGAAGAAGAGCTTGAAGTCCTCTTCAAATTCCGCCGCGTCGGTGTCGCCCAACTCGTACTCATGCAACGTCTCTGCATAGTCAGCAGCGGTCTCGGCCAGGGCGTTGACGGCCTGGCAGAACTCGATGACGCCTTCGCGGATCTCGTCATCCCCCTCCTCATCGAAGAGGTCTGCCTCGACCATCTCGGCGAGGGTCTCCTCGACCGGGACGAGTTGATGGGCAAGATCGTTGGCAGCCAGCGAGAGCGACGCGAACGCCTGCGTGTTCTCCAACACCTTGGGCGCGAGCGAGACCTTACCGGCTGCCTCCATCAGATCGTTGAGATCGGCGATCAACGCCGTCAGCGCATCCGCCTCCACCCCTTCCTGTGCAGGCGACGGACGGCGCAACGTGATGCGCTTGACACCTGACTTGCGCAGGTGGCCGAGGCGGGACTGCGCTCGCTTGTAGAGGCGCTTGAAGCGTCGGCCCGCGGCCGATCGGCGCCACTTCTTGACCATGCGCTTCTTGACGGCCTTGACACGGCGGTACTTGCGACGGGCGAGACGTCGTTCACGACGAATCTCAGCGCCGCGCTCCTGTCGCATAATACGTGCGGCTTGCTCAGACAAGTCCGCCAACTGGTCGTCGTCCAGATCTGCTTGGTCGAGAAGCCGGGAGATCTCCGCCGCGACGCGCGCCACGTCCAGATCGACCACTTCTGCTGGGTGAGGGTCTTCCTGACGAGTGGAGTCCTCCACGATAGGAGCAGACGGCGGGGGGTTGACGATTCGCTGCACCCTTTCATCATCGCGTACCAACCCGATGAGGGCGAAGTCTTCGGCAAGAGAAGAGAGCTTGGGCTGGGTCACGGCGAATCCTCCGGACTCACGTCGGCTTGGGCAGCAGCTTCTACAAAACACCGCGCCACAGAGATTGGAAAGAGAACTTCCGACAGAACGTTGCGAAAATCGGCAAGTGTGTTGACGCTCGCGTCCTGTTGGATTGTGAGCACCTTCTCCGCAGCGGTACTGACCGTCTCTAGGTGCTCGGACAACTCCACTTGGACCCTGTCCGCGAGGCTATCAGCGCCATCTCGGAATTCCAAAGAACCGAGCGGCCTCGCATCCCCAAAGTCGAAGCTGTTGAGCTTGTTGCGCTCATCCCTAAGCATGCGCACCAGGTCTTCAAGATCGGTAACGACCTGCATTCGGTCATCATCGCCGACGATGTTCTCGTCTAGCTTTTGGAGCTGACGCTCCTCGATCTCTTTGAGCCCTTTATGCCAACAGGCCCGCTTCAGCGTGTTTTCGTGCTCAACCCACAGGGAGCGGAAGTCCGACCGCTGGAGGATCTCGGCCTTCGCCTTGAGAACCACTGCGGCCACATCCTGTTTTGCTGGTCGAACAGACTCTACCAGGGAAGCGAGCCGAAGAGCAGCATCTGGGTCACCGCTGAGCAAGCCCTTCACAACCTGCTCAGCTTCCTCCTGTACAAACGCCTCAAGGTTCTCCTCGGAGTAAACCTTCAGCGGTACCTGCTCGTGCCCTGTGATCCGCAAATCACCATTGCTGTCCTCATCAAAGCGCACCCTGACAGCCTTCGACGAAGCCGAGAGAACGATGGCGTGACCAGGGAAGGTTGCCACCACCCGTGTTTCTACCCGCTCACCAAACAACCGGGGCGAGGATTCCTGCACAGCCTCCACAAGCCGCGCAATGAGGTGCTCAAAACTCCCGTTGCTGAGCTTCCTGATGTCTTCGGTGGCGAGTAAGCTGGTCATAGGTGTTTGGGCGAGTCTCGGAATTTCAAGGGTCCGAGCATCCTTTTCTCCTGCGTCAGGTGCCTCTCCTTACGCTTATCTCCTGCGTCAGGTGCCGTAGTTCTTCAAGACGGCGGGCCAAGTCCTTGTCGTTTTTCAACAAGCGATCGAGCTTTTCGCTAGCCCTCTTCTCCGCTTCACGGTCGCCCGCAAATAGCTGTCGTTCCGATATACCACTACCCTTAGAAGGGGGCAAGCTACCAGAAACTCTGTCTGAAACGTACTTCCCACGGGACGCACGAGTAGACTCCGGAACCCCTTCCGGTGCAGGTTCTGTCGCCTGGGCTTGAATCTGCGCTGCCTTAGCCTCTTGCCGTGCTTGGGATTCGGCCTCTTGTTCCCGCTGCTTCATGATGGTTTGAATGGCGTCGTCGTTCATCCCAAAAATCGTGGACAGTATCCAGTAGGCGGACACAAACTCCCTCATCCGCCCCGCCAGGTCGGCCCGCGCGTTCATCACCTCCACCTGCGCCAGCTCGAAAATAGCTGACGGGACGGTCATGTGAGTAGTGAAGGGTGCCTGCGCAGGGTCGATGCCCAACGCCGCCAGGTGTACGCGACCGATCTTGTGCGTACCGTTGATGATCTGCCGCTGCACCCTGAGAACCGTGCGCGCGAAGCGCACATCCTGGCTGGATAGGATGTTCCGGACTACACCCTCTTCCTGACCAAGGTACGCCTTGGGGATCTTGATTGATGCCCATAGCTTATTCTTAAAGTAGTCAACATCATCAATCGCTTGCCACTGCGGTCCTTGAAGTACCTCTATTCTAGAGCCTTCCTGACCCTTTCTAACAGGCACGTAGAAATCTTCGTCTTGGCCAAAAGCGTTGTATCTAACATCCAGCTTTCCGGTGCCTGCGTTGAAGAACTTCTTCTTGCGGTGCTGCTGGCGTACGTTATTGACGTGAGCCATAGCCTCCCTTGGAGGGAGGTCCCCAACGTCCACATAGAAGACCCGTCGCTCCGGCGACCGTCGTAGACGGTACACAAGCATGGAGTCTTCTAACAAAATCAGGCGTTTGTAGAGCCAGCGAGCGGACTCCAGGACCGAGTTGTGAACCACAACACCGTCAGCCACAAAGTTGTGTTCCGGATCGGCTACTTCGATGTCGTAGACCGGTTCCTCCCCTTGCATTTCAATTGAGAGTATCTTCTCCTCAGCAAAATCAGCTCCCTCGGCGATAGGCGTCTCATTGAAGGTGAGGAGGTACTGACGACCGGAATGAATGACGTCCGTCGTTGGATGGGTAGCGATGGGGTTATCTCGCGGCTCTCGCTCCCGGATGCGCCCGGATTTCCAGCCCAACCCGTCGACCAGCGTCTTTATATCTCGCACCAAGTCTCTGTTACAAAGCTCGATGTGGTGGTCTTTATGGCTGCGTGTGTCCCAACCATCCGCATCCATGAAACCGTGCAGGAGCGCGAGCCGGATTTCTTCGGGAGCCCCAAAAACCCAATACGGAAGACGCTTCGCGTGTGCCCCGCCGTCTACCCAACCGAGTTTGCGGAAAAGTGCCGCAAGCGCTTGGCTTGAGACGTAGCTCTGGGTCTCATCCGGCAAGGTGCTAACAGGTAGTCCAGTGCTTGCGAGGAGTCCCTCGTAAAAAGAGTTACGATCGGGGTATTCCCCGCGAGCGAAGTACACTTGCCCGTCTGTAATCCACCCGTCTCCTAGGAGAAACCCCCACAACCGAGCAAAATCAGGCGTAACAAAATCAGGGAGAGTGATCCTCTCATCCTCTATCTTGGGTTCAAAAGCACCGTAGAAAAACGGCACTTTCACCTCACAAAAGAGATCACGCAGTACGGGCAACGGAACCGATGACTGTCCTTTAAGCAAACTTTCCAAAGTTCCGCGAGCGATACCCAACTTAGCGGCTAGGGGCCGGAGACCCTCATCCTTGGGCGTATACCGCCCTATACGGGACGCCGCCCTAAGCGCGCTAGCGCCGCGCTCCGTGAGTCGTACAGGACCCTCCTCCTCTATCTCACGTAGGTGTAACCCAAGCGGCGGCGGCGGGTTCGTATCCGGCATTCGGGTGGTGATAACGATCCGATCCCCCTCCTGTAGCTCGCACAGCGGTTTCCAAGCGTTTCGTCCCCCCCTACCCTTCCCTACTGCTAAAAGAGGGTGCTCCGCTGTAAGGCAAAGCTCTCGGTGCTTCGTACGAACCCGATAGACGGTCTTCGTCCCAGAGCAGACATGGTCAAGCACCCTCGTCGTTCGGAGCTTTCCTGCGTGCCGCAAAAGAACGCGCTGGCCTGGTTGGATGTCGGATATCGGCCTCGGCCCTTCCGTCGTCCAAACTTGCGAACCCCCCGCGAGACAGTGCCCGTAAACAGAGCGCCTGAACTTGCTGTGCAGTCGGAAGTGAGCGATCTCCCAATCCTCGAACACCGGGTTTGGACCCGTGTCCTGCGATGCAAGATTCGAGGTGTCAGAAAAACCATCTTGGCCGCCGCCGGGGAGGGAGGTCGCGTTCTGGCCGTATCGGTTGACGAGGAGCTTGCGGTAATCCTCGGGCGTGAAGTCAAACCGCCCCTTGAAGTCTTGGATGAATCCTAGAAGCTGCCCTTTAGGGCCTTCGATTCGCCGCATGGTCGCAGGTGGGAGGTAGTTGATACCTTCTACCCCATTCTGGGTAACAAGTATCTCCTCAAAGTTCGATCCGTACTTGCAAGCTGTACGAGCGATGGACCATATCTCGTCTTCGTACCTCAAAGTCTTGAAGTAGAGGTCGTCAACAATCTCTTGGACTGTTCGATCAGGAGAGGTTATCCAGAGCGATCGCTTGAGCTGTGTGTCGGGTTGTGTTACATCATCGGCGTAAATATCGATCGCGGAGTTGTGTACAAACACCCCCTCACAGGCGAAATTCTGGTAGACCGGTACCTCGATATCGTACACATCCTCGACACCGTCGGGCTCTACACGTACCACCATGTGGTTGTTGTAGTCGTCTTCCCCTTCTTTCGGACCGGTAAGCGACGATCCAAGCATATAGCGACCTAAGCCGTACTGCTGCATACGTCGAACAAGAGTATTCCAACTTACATTCAGGTTACGCGCCGCTTCCGAAAGCGAGGATGACGCCCTGACAGCCGCTTCCACTGAGTCTCGTGCCAGCGGAATAGTATGGCTTTGCGCAATCGCCTGACGGTGCGCTTCGGACAGACATCCTGTCGGTGGCGGGTTGTTGCAGGAAACGTCTGGAAGGCTCGTAGACCGCTGCTGTGCGCGAACCCACTTCAATTTCTCACGAGGGTTGTTCCAGCGTTTTTTGGCAGCTTCTCGGATCTTAGCGCGGACTTCCGGGCGCTTGGTTATCTCGTGTATGCGGGAATGCTCTGCTCGCGTCTCAACGGAGAGGTTACCAGGATGAGGGTTTGTCTTGTCTCCGTCTCTGTGATGGACAACAAAACCTTCCGGAATCGGTCCGCTCAGTAGAACCTCCTCAGCCATCCGCCGATGCAGGTACTCTCTGCGGAGTCGACCCTTCCCCCAAGGATCCGTGACCATCAGGTAGCCGTTCTTCTCTACGCGAGCCGAGAGCGGCATCAACCGTTCCTTAGGCTCAAGCGCCCCTGCGGTCTTGTAACTGCCATCCCTAAGCATGAAGAGATGGTTAGCCGTGCATCTGATCGACCAGCGCCTCTTTTCCTTTCCGGGCTGCGCCCGGTACTCCTCGAACGTGACCTTGAAAACCGGTACGCGACTGCCGGTTTTCGTCGGACCTACAGCTTCGGCTGGGACTACTCTCTGGCGCCTCAGATCAGCCGCTAACACGTAGAACTTCTGATCTGGATTCTCAGACCGCCATCGAAGCAACTCCTCGATGGTGCGATAACCAGTGCCTTCTGGCAGCACCGTGTAGACTCTAGAAGTTCCGCATAGACAAGCTATTTCGCCGTAGTCGTCCATCTCTTCGTAATCAATGTATCGTGAAACGAGGTCTTGATCGAGCTTAAGATACTGTGAAACAGTGTCGTAGCCGTGGATAGAGAAAAGGTCCGCAGGACGACCTCGGGGGAAGACGTCCCCCTTGGCAATTTCGACCGGAGCTTGCTCAGGATCGTTCCGCCACGACCGGCGGACACGATTTGCCACTCCGTTTACGAAACCTTCAAAAAGTCCTGCCACGTTCTCCGCCCACGACGCATAGGCTCAATCCGCCCGTACGGGCGGGTCAGAGCCTACCAGTTTTCCCAACCGTCTCCGCCTGTTGGGTCCCAACCATCGCCGCCCCAGTTCGTCAGGATGGGCAGTCCTACCCCTCCTGACGCTGGGCGGTAATCCGACAACGGCAAATTCTGCCCAGCTCCGGGCACCATGGCACGTCTCTGCTCATCCATCCAGGGGTCTTCTGGTTGTACCCCGTCTTGGAATATAGGCATCGCCTGCATAGCGCTGGCTTCCGTCAGCGTGTGGACAACCCCTGCAAGCGCATCCGAGACGTCCTTGCTGTGCCCTTTGCCGGACGGGTGGTCGATCTTAGCTTTCTTTCGGATCGACCCCACGATGTTCCGTTGGAGCTTCTTCAGTTCGTCGATCAGTGGTTGGTACTCGTAGAAGAGGAGGCGCCCTTCATAGAGCGCGTTGCGCAGCTCGTCGTAGGGCTCGGTGGTCATGTCCACCGAAAGCAGCTCGGCGTTGAAACCGTTGCGCTTGAGGGTCTGAATTGTATCCACGGACTGAAACTGATCTAGGGTCACCTTCGATACGCTAAAACCCATCTGGCTCAGCTCGTACAACAGCCGGCGGTTGTCTGCGAGCATCAACTCCCCGCCCGACGGAGGAACAACGCGGAGCAGAAAGTCGACCACGACAACAGGGGCGCGCTCCCGGTAGAGATTACCAGCAGCATCTCGGCGCTGGACGTCCTTGAACCCCGCCACGTGAGCCAAACAGAAGCCAGTGGCGTCCTGCCGCAAGGACACGTCGAACCGCGCATGACGCAACGCGGTAGGGGAAAGGATTGGCCGGGTGGTTGTGACCACCTGACCATCGGGTAACCGCTCTTGGACGTTGTGAACGAGGCGCTCGGGGATGAGCTTACCGCTCGGCCCCTCTCCTGGGCACCACTCTGTGACGGTGAAGGGGTGCTTACGTCCCTTGAACCGGCGTTGGTCCTCAGCGACCGCCTCGAAAATCTTGTCTCGTTGCCCAATGAACGGACGGATCGAAACGGTCGCGAGCCCGGCGACGTCCCTTATGCTGCCCTCAAGGTCCGTCTCGAAGTCCCGCCGGAACTCCTCCGGAACATCGATCAGTACAGCCCCTTCAGGAAGGTTGTGGCGGAGCTGCTGCGCGTCTTCTTCGATGAGGAGCTTGGAAGGGATCTTCTCATTCCCGACCAGCACCGGGAACTTCCTCACCCCGAAGTATTCGTCCGGCTTGACGTCCCAGATCGCGTAGTCGCGCACAAAGACCTTTGGGTCGTCTAGGGATGCGGCGACGCGCTTGGCCGTGAAGTCCTCGCTGGTCTGCTTTGATGAGATCACGAACATGATCCCAGGCACCCTTCCGCGGCGGTCAAAGCGGGACTTGATGCGACGCTTGAGGGTCGCATAGATCGATTCCGCCATGTCAGAGTACACCTCATGCGCGGAGTTCTTCCGGTTCTTCGGTAAAAAATTGCTCTCATCGAGCATAAATGCAATAACATTCAAGCCAAGAGCCGACGTGTCATTTGTAGCTCTTGGGGCTACCCACACCTTGTGAGGAAATCGTATCTCTTGCTTGGTAGGCGAGAAGGGGAAATACTTGACGAAATACTGGCTTGCCTGAATCTTAGAGGTGACGTTCTCGAACGCCGCCTTCATGGCGAGTTTCTCGGTGATGGACAGAACCACCAGACCGATGATGGAACCAGGGGACAGCCCGAAGGACTTCTGGGGGTCCTTCATGCAAGAGATTTCGTAGAGGATCCTGCACAGACCTATCGACCCCAGGTAGGTTTTACCATATCCGATGCTGCCCGTCAAGACTACCTCTTCGTAGTCCCCTTGGAACATTTCCTTAAGGTCTTCGAGCAGCTTTGGGTAGATATTCTCGCACGTGTTGCCGAGGAAGTACGGGTCTTTTACGAAGGTCTCCATGTCCACGGGCTTGTGCTTGTAGTCTGCTTCTCTGAGCGTCTGGAAGAGGGACCCTGGTCCGGGAGCGGTGCCTGAGCGCAGCTCTTGGATGAGAAGGAGCAGCGCCTTCTTCTCGTCTGGGGATAGTGCGTCGATGTCCTTGCGGAGTAGGGCTTCCAGCTCGTCCGGTGTCCGAACAGAGAAGGTCCGGCCGTTCTCTTCGCGGATCATGGGGGTTTACCCGTCAACATCTTCGGACAGCGGATCAACCTCTTCTGGCGACGGAGGACCCTTCGCGTCGCTGTACTCGGCGTCGATGATACCGTCGATCTTCTTCTCGCCGGCTAAAGACACCAGTTTGTCGGCCAAACCCATGAGCCGGAGGCGACTCTCCGGGTTCTCCAACACCTTGCGTACGCCTTCGTCCTCTACACGGGCGGTGAGATTCTCGATTGGGTCGGACTCTTCTTTGCCGCCATAGACCGCCTTGGCGATGCCAAGATCGAGCTTGATGCGCGCGCTCTTGTCGAGGATGTCCAACGCCACACGCACTTCCTGGGCGGTGGTGGGCAGGAGCTTGTTGATGTTCCGCTCCAACTCGGCGTCGATGTCTACCCGCGCGCGCTGGAGCCGGTAGAGGTCTTCCATCTCGTTTAGCTCGTGCAGCCCTTTGCGCGCTTTGGCGATGCTCCTCTGGAGATGCTGCGGCAGCACCGGGACTTTGTCCTCCAACGGAAGTTCCCCTCGGTAGCCGCAAAGAATAACGCCCAAAGACTCTCTAGTAACGTCCGTGTACTCCTGACACTCCTCCTGGATGAAATCGGCTACGTGTTGCGGCGGCAACCCGTCCAGCAGCATCTGGTGCGCCTCCTCAAAACAATCCAGCGCCCTGAATCGTTGAAAGCGCGGCGCCCGGCTTTTGGGCGGGGTGCCCCTCACCGGAAACGGGATGACATCCGAACCAGGCTCGTCCATACGCTGACTCTAGCATGTCGCAATGGTCAAGCGGGGCGCTCTGGTCCCAAAGCGGGGGACTCCGGTTCCTCTGGGAGCCAGCTCTGTCGCTTCTCATCCCAATTTCGGAACATGAGCGACCGCATCGGAACAGCGCGATGGTTGTTGTACTTGGCGGTGTTCTTCTGGTCGTAGGGCTTGTCGACGAGCCCTTCTGTTCGCCAAAAGATGAGCTGCCCTATCGGCATGCCCGCGTAGACCCTGACCGGCTGAACGACGTCGATCTCCAACGTCCAGTGCCCTACGAAACCTGCGTCTCCCTTGCCGGCCGTAGCGTGGATACGGATGCCCAGTCGACCCAGAGAGGACTTACCTTCCAGAAAAGGCACGATCTGTCTGGAGCACTTGGTGTGCTCCTCGGTGACGGCCAGGTAGAGCCGCCCTGGCCGAAGGACGTACCCTTCCTCGGGGATAAGGCACTCGTCGATCTCGTGATCTTTCTTGGCGTCCAAGGGCACGTCGCGGTATCGATCCGAATAGGTAAGGAACCTATCGCCAAGATGCACGTCGTAGGAGTTAGAACCGAGGCAACCGAAGCGGAAGGGGGTGATAGTGATCTTCCCCTCTTCAAGAGCGCGACGGATGGAGCGATCGGAGAGCATCAGGTCACCTTGGTGTGGATCTCATGTACTGCAAGCCAGTGAAGCATCGTAGCTGCGTAGTATTTTTCAGGTAGGTGGGTCGCGGTAACGGTACCCATCACGGCCTTCCCCTCCAGCTCTCGACCGGGGAGGGTCCAGTAAAGACCACACCTGGGACAAGAAACCTGCGCCAGGGCACCCGGACTTACCAGAAGGTTTGGGATCTGTACCGGCAGGTCGTCTGCGTCGACGCCCCACACACCCTCCTCCACTTGGTAGGGGTCGGCATTCGCCCGGTGAAGCGGCGACTCTCGAAGACCCGTAACGAGAGAACCTTCGGGCTCCATAACCACGAAGAGCTGTCCTGGTGTGAGGTCTTTCATCTGAGCAGCCACCCACCCTTGAATCTCAGACCACCTCAGGATGGTGCGCTTTGCGCCGTCTGGGTGTTCCAGCGACGCCTTGGGGTGTGTCGCCATGGTCTTCTCCTGCATCCGGGGTGAGTCGTCTGTTAGAGGTTACCGTCCTCATCCTCGTCGAGAGGTTCTTGCTCCGCCACGTTGGCGTCGATGAGTTGTTGGCCCAGCTCGTCAGGTACCTCGGCTCCGACGAAGTGGGTATCGGCGTGCAGCTCGATCTCCTTGGCGCTCTCGAAAAGGGCTGCTGCTCTTCGGATCATCTCAGCGCCGGTTTCGAGTTGCTTGGCATAGCGCGCCAGCGCCTTGAAGGGATCGTTATCCTCCTCCCGAAGGTGAAAAGCGACGTCGTCGCCGAACTTGTAGATGGGGTTGTGAAAACGAACGTACACGCCGGACTCCTCAGTGGACGGATGCCCACGTCTTACCACTCGCCGGGTCCACGACAACCGGAACCCGCTTCAGAAACTGCTCCATCGATTCCTTCATCCCCGCCTGAAGGTCTTGCTTGACTGCATCCACCAGCTCTGGATCGTCTTTGCACTCGACGGTGATCTCATCGTGGACGTGGTGCACAATACCTTTTACGTCACCTCCGTACTTCTTTAGAAGAAGGTGAACGTTGCGAAGGGAGGATTTCAAAGCGTCGGCGGCCGTCCCTTGGATCGGGGTATTCAGCAGCTCATTATGCTGGTGTTCGCTTACGAACCTGCGACGTCCTGATAGGGTACGCACTTCTCCGAGACGAGCGCCCTCGCGTAGCTGGAAATCGTGCCAGGAGGCTATCCCCGAATAGGCGCCGAAGTAACGCTTGTGGAAGGTCTTTGCCTGGGCAAGCGTCATGTTCACGCCATAGTTAGCCTTGGCGTAAATGACAAGTTTCTCAGGCATCATTCCGAATACCAGTCCAAAGTTGATGGGCTTTGCCTGTTGCCTTTCTTCCTTGGTAATCTGGTCCTCTGGTTTACCACTAACAATCGACGCTGTGAACCTATGCGCGTCTTTCGCTTCCTGGAAGACGCGGATGAGTGTCTCATCGCCGGATATCTCCGCAGCGATGCACATCTCGATTCCGCTATAGTCAGCGGCTACGAGAATGTTCCCTGGTTCAGCTTCAAAACAGTCCCGGTATGCAGCATCCCGAGGAACGTTATGTAGTTGGGGCGCGCTTGTTGCGTAGCGACCAGTAGCAGTAAACGGAAAGAAGTGGGTGTGAACCCTACCAGTAATAGAGTTGATGTGTTCAAGGTACGCTGGTCCGAACGACTTAACCCGCTGATTGTACCCTCTGTACTCCAGGATAGGCGGTATACAATCGTACTTGTCCGCCACCTGAGCGAGGAGCAGCTCGTTGGTTCCGATGGTCTTGGTCTTGCCTGTTTTGCGATCGGTATAGGTGTCACCGATGAGCTGAATCTGTCCGCTGGGAGACGGGACTCTCACCCCTAGGCTACGTAGCGCCTTGCCCATCTGCTGTGTGGAATCCACGTTCCACGGTGCGACCAGGCCGGGGAGGCTGAGCATACCGGAGGGGTGGGGAAGGATCTTCAACAGCGCATCACGACATGCTTTGCGCTTGAGAAAGTTATTCTCGTACAGGGCAACCCACTTGTGACGGTTGAGGAAAAAACCGGTGTTCTCGATGGCCGCTTCGGGGAGACAGGCTCCAAACTCGATGAGCGCGACCCGAATGAGCCCCGCTTCAACAAGCTTCTGCTTGAGCACGTCGCGTAGCTCATGCAACCAACCAACGTCCTCCGCGGCGTAGTCGAGCTGGCGTTTGCTCAGCTCGGGGGCGCTCCAGTCGGAGCCGCCCATCATAACCTTGGAAGGGGTGCACCCGAGAGGTTGCAGCTCACGGTTGTAGAGGGCATCGAGGTTGTGGGAGACATTCACCCACCCGTTGTAGAGGAGAGAGCTTGCGCGGAACGGGTCGAAGACAGGCCACAGCTCGACGTTGTGGTGGTGGAGGAACCACGCTTGCTCGAAGCGAGCGTTCTGGATGACCTTGATGGTGGGGGAGGCGATGGCGCGGATGAGGGGGTTGAGGGCTTCTTTGGGAACCTTGAAGCAGTCGACGACGTAGATCTTCTCACCGGTGCTCACCTGGATGAGGCGGATCTGCCCCTCGAACGCCTTGAAGGCTGTCGTCTCGATGTCGAGGCCGATGACCGGCGCAGCTTCCACCTCACGAGCGATCTGAGGGATCAGATCAGGCGTCGTGACGTAGGTGTACTCACCGGTGTAGACCATCACTCACCTCGGACGTCTTCCTCGTTGGGAGGCTCCTCTTTCTCATGACGATGCGTAATGACTACGTGTCCTCTTTCCCCCTCTGGCGCTTTCTCGAAACCCAGTTCGATGTGGCGTACCCCTCCCTCCTCTGAGCGGGGAAGCGTCCACCTGGCAGCCATCTCCGCGCGATCGATCATCGCGCCGAGGCTCTTCCCATCACCTTTGCGGACAGGGAACTTCACGGAGAGCTTGTCGCCCTTGCTCTGGTCTTCTGTCATGCCTCGGCCTCTTCTTCCTCCCCTTCTTGGGGGACCTCCTGGTCCCGTAGCTGGTCCACGAATCCTCTCAACATCGGCCCCATGAGGAGGTTGATGTTAGTCATCCGCTCCTCGGTGATGGTGATCAGCTCGTGCATTGCTTCGCGGGACTCGGGGGTCATGGCGATGTAGATCTGTTCTTGCCCGCCGAAGCTGAACACCATGAAACCGTGCGCCAAGCTGGCACCATGCTTCTTCATGATGTGGTTGATGATCTTCCCGATGTCCGACCCTGGGGAGGCTCCCTGGATCGCCTTGTCGATGGCTGAACCGACATCCCCTTTACCCGCGTCCCCCAAGGCTTTCTTGACGCCACTGGCGACCTGCATGGTGAGCGCCTTCCACGCAGCCTGGTCTGTGAACGCCAACAGTTTCTTGAGTTGGTCCTCCGAGTATCGGAGGCGCATGTCGGCGTAGAGACGGGCAAACTTGGCGGGGTTGATCTTACCTCTGAGGTTGAGGCGGAAGGTCATGAACTTCTGGAGGTCTTGGTCATCAAACGCATCGCCCAGGACAATACAGGGGATGGTCTTTAGGCCCACCTCCTTGGCCGCCATCCAGCGGTGCTGCCCGCCCAGGATGACAAACAACCCACCTTGCGTGCCGGCAACATGGATGGGGTCGATGAAACCGTGCTCGCGAATCTCATCACAGAGCGCCTCAAACGTTGAGCTGGACTCCTCGTAGGGGTTCCAATCGTTCGGGCGAATCTGCTCAACGGGGACGTACCGGAGGTCTAGCGTTTGATCGCCGGCAGGTTTGCTCATAACCAGTTTCTACCATCTAGTCCGCAGATTGTCAGCCTAGATCGGCGTTCAGGATGGTCGTAAGTGTTTCGCACTTCCCCGACACGAGGAGAAGCTCTCCTGAGAGCTTCTCGTAGAACTCGGCCGGGTTTCGCGGAGCTTCCGGGTTGTCGAGGCCCGTAGACCCGTCCACCTGGTAGTCTTCGCCAGGGACGCCGTCCGCGAGCGCAGCGACCCACTTGGTCAGGATATCCCGAGCGGTCTGGACCTCCTTGAGGACCAAGGACTGTGAGACGTTACGCATCAACCGGCCGCCTCAACCTCAACCTCGTCGTCTTGATCGAGCTTGTTGAGGGCTTCGAGGTGCTGGAAGCCGTAGATGATCTTCTCTTCCCTCGGCGCGGAAGGGTCGATGACGACGAGGTTGAGCCCGAAGAACATGCCGATCTTGTGCAGCATGCCGATCTTCGTAGCCTTGTCTAGCTTCTCGAAGGCATTGGTGGCGAGGAACTCGGTACAGACGAGGTCGAGTAGCTGACCATCGTTCGCCTTACCTTTCTTCCAGCCGGTGATCTCTCTTGCGCGTTCGATAGCCTGCTCGACGTTCTCGTGCTGGCCGTCGTAGAAGAAGTAGGTCTTCTGGACGCACACCTTCGGATCTGGCAGCACATCCTGCTTTGCCTCTTCTCGGGCGGCTTTCGCTTCTTTGGCAGACCCACCTTGCCCACGGATGCGGTTGTACTCGGCGGTCACCTTCTGGAAAGCCTCGGTGATCTCGACAATGAGGAAGTCATAGTTGACCTTCTCCGCCTTTTGGATCCAATCCTGCGCCGTCTCGGCCGTCATGATTCGGACCAACTCGCGGACCTTGGCGTATCCGAGCTGGATGAGCCTCTCCTCCCAGTCCTTGGGTAGGTTCATGCCGCCGTCTTCGACGTAGAGCCTGTACCAGATCCCTTTGAGGTACTCCGCCTTACGACCGCTGAGCCCCAGCTCCTTCTGAGCGTACTCAGTGAAAGTGCTGTAACCCCAGGACATGTAAATACCCGCGCGAAGGGGGTTGCCGTCGATGGGCGTGTCGTAGACCTCCCACAGGTACTTGGCCAACCGCATGTAGCCGGTGTCCATGTCCCGAGCGAGTTTGCGAGCTTCCCTGCGGATGTAGGTAGCCCACTCCTTCGACCCTTTCGTGCTCTTGGAGCTTTTCTTCCCGCCGTCGACCACTTCCAGCGCCACGGTTACCTCCCATCTCGGAATTTCAAAGATCCGAGAGCCGTTTCCATGATGACGTACACCCCTCGCTTGAGGGAGTCACGACAGATTTTTCATCAGCCCTTCCCCGTAACCATCTTGCGAGCCATGCGAATCACGTCACTGTCCAGACTGGCTACCACGCTACCTAGCGCATCGTACGGGTGCTCCCACTTACCCTTGGGTAAGCCCTCTAAGAGGGGGGTAAGTTGATACTCAAACATCTCGTCTAGTGCCGTCTGCACTTGGTCTTTGCTGGCGTTGTTTGCGCCACACAGCTTCTTCTTGATCGCTTGTGGGCTCACTTGATTAACCGGGAGATTATTCTCCGTTACCAAAGCACCGATGATGCCCCAACTACGCCCAATGAGCTGACAGCTTCGATTGTTGCGTGGCCAAGAAGCCCCCTCCAACGTAACAACCTCCACGCCATCGAATTTCGGGAGGAGAAAGCTGGCGATTTCTCGTGTACGTCTGAAGTCATCGTCCCCTGAGAGAAACTTCAGTTTCTTGTCGCTCTTCTTAGTCTCGACACAACCCATTGCTACAGGCACAACACGGTCTGGCCACAGATCGCAGCGACACCAGCCGAGCTTGGCTAGTCCGAGATCGAGGCCAAGCACCGTTACCGAACGACTCACGGATTGTCCTCATCAAGAATATTGCCGGCATCTTCGGTGACGCGGGTAGTGATCTGTTCGACCAGCCGATCTTGACGAGAAAAAGCGATCGAGGTGGCTACCACCGAACCAACAACACGTTGCGCGTCTGCTTCTTCCGTTAGCTGACCATCTCGCTTGCGGAAGATCTTCCCGACCTCGCTCTCTACATCCTTGATGAAGTTCTTCACCTTGGTGCGATGACCGCGAAAAAGCACCGAGCAATGAAGCGTGCACACCGAGCACATCGGTACCAACTCGGCCTTCCCGGCTTCCACTTGCTCGACAACCTGCGCAGGCGTAGGAGGAACCTCCCAAAAGGCGGGTCGAGGGCAGACCGAACAAGTAGGGCGCGGTTCGCGCTTCTCGACGAAGAAACTCTCCGGGGGGAGAGGTCGACAAGCTCCCGGGTTGATCATCAAAGGCTTCTTGTGACGCCGCGTCAACCGTCCTCCCCTTCTCGGAATTTCAAGGATCCGAGCATCCGTTCAACTTTCCCCAAAGCATTGGTCGCTCACAGGGCAACCAAGAGCGCGTTTGCAGTCGGCAGTCTCGCAAATGCGCTCCGGGACGACTCCCAACCCCACGAGCGCAGGAAGCGCACCCGCGCTCTCCGTCTCAGACGCTTCTTCCATAGCTTGGTGCGCTTCTGCAACCGCTTGCAACCCACTATTGAGCCGTCTAGCCGCCTCCCGAATGTTCTCGATCGTCTCCTCGTCGCGATCGACAAAGTGCTCCTGAAACGCGCTTATACCGTTTGTCCCCTTGTGCCAGTAGAGGATGACAGCCCACTGAAGACCCGTGAACATCATGTAGACGTGCGCTTGGATTACATGGTCAAACATCGGCGACTTTTTGACCTTCCAGATGTTGCCGATGCTCTTGGCTTCGAGGATCCCCAAACCGTCACGCCCTGGGATATCGAGCACCCCGTCGCAGTGCCCCGACAGCTTCAGCTCCGGGTCTTGGAATAATAGCTCTTCATGGGATAGGACGTTGCCCGGAGCGTCACAGAAGAGACACCTCTCTGGACGCAATGTGACGATCTCTCGCCACGGCGCGTAGGGCGGCGGTTCCCAATCGTTTGGTGGCTCTCCGTAGACCCAACTCTTCTCACGAGGCAGTGTCTGATCTTTTCGATGCAGAGAGCCGCACGCACGGCATCGCCACTGACCGAGGAGGAGACCTGGTACCTGCGGAAGGATCAGGTCTTGGAGCGCGTAGTGCAACGCCGTTCCGTGATCAAAGATCAGCCTGAGGTCGGTGTCGATCTCGCTGGTGCGTGTCACCCGAAACAGCGCCGCCAGTACCTCCTCACGCAAGCACAAGGAGTGGAACCCCGAAGCCCGGTACACTCGCCCCAGCGACGGCGGGGGTTCCTCACTACGCTCAGTGAGATGCCGGTTGATGAGGCGCACGAGCGAGTCGCTGCCTACCGACTGAAGAAAATCCGCCACAACCACGACCTCCCCTGGAGCTTGTCGATCTCATCCACAAGACCCCTCAGCGCTGTCCGGGCCTGGGTAGCGAGGGACCTGGCACCCTCCGACGGAAGATACGTCGTACAGTTACCACATAGCAGTAAGCCGGAGTCATTGTCAAGACGTGCCGGATTTTCACAGCACATACACACGTATTCGACCGTGTTTCCACGGATCTCAACGTAGAAGTTGAGACCCCTGGCCAGCAAACGTTGCTGGCGCAGATTTCGCGCATAGGAGGCGTTGTGGATCGCACGAGCCTCCACGTTCGTGTGGTCAGTCACTCCTCCTCCGTGGTCAAACCCAAAACCCGTTGCGCGACAGACAAGGGTATTAGAATCCAGTCTTCCGACGGATGTCCGTCTTCCTCAAAGGTGATGACTACAGCGGGGTCTTTGTCCGCTCGCTTTGCCCCTTGAGAGACTTTGTCAAGCCACGCGCGTTTCAAGCTGAGCGACTTGCACTCGGTGCGCTTGTGCTCGACATGGAGCAACGGCGTTCTGATGTCCGCGCGATCTGTGACGCTCGATTGTGCGGACCACGCCGCGCCCCCAGATCGTCGGATACGTTTCCCACCGAGAGAAGCGGCGATACGTCTTTCAGCTTTGGTCGACCGGCGGGTTCTTTCCCCCGAAGGAGCACCGATCAACCAGCCGGGTTTTGGTGGTTCGTTTTCAGGCATCCGGGGGCGCGTTCATGTCCAGGTCGTCTTCGTTCTGATCGGAACTCGTTGTTGTGTTTGTGGTGTCTGTCGCTTCCCCGAGCCGATCGAACAACTCGAAAAGCGTGTCGTAGACCTCCCAGTAGTAGCGCCGATCAGTCATCATCTTCAGCAAGATGGGCTTCTTACCGGCGTACTTCTCACCAAAGATCGTGTAGCTAGCGCCAGCTCCGGTTAGCAGGCCGACCTTTTCGCACTGGTCGAGGAGCCAAGACTCGTCGGCGATCTCACCCATTTTCTTGTGCTCACCGTTAGCTGTGAGCATCCGAAACGTACCTTCGTACTTGGCAACAGACGTCTTGTTCTTCTCTATGCGATAGTGGAAGTCGGCATAGACGGGCGCTTCATCATCCCCTTTTTCTTGCTTGTACTCTGCGTAACCAAACCGTACTTCTGTTCCAGCAGCAAACTGCGGAGCCTGACCTCCAGGCTGAACTTCGGGGGAATTGTGAACCACAATCCCACGAGAGTCCCCGCCCACAAGGTAGAAGCTGTCTCCTTCGATCTTTAGATCAAACTTCCGGCGATCGCGGTGCTTCTTCTTCGATAGGTGAATGGAGCGGACTTTTACCTCTATAGGTATCCTACGCACAGTAGGGGAAAGAGATGCCTCGTACCAAGACAAAAGGGTGTCTCCAGGACGAACTTCAGAAGCTCTAACTTCTTGACCACCCCCTCCAATGAGGAGGTGGTTCTCTGTGCACGTGAATCCGTGTGCTCCTCTTCTTCCCCCAGATCCGTCGACACGGAAAGTCAACCAACGCTCGTCTTCGCTCAACTTTCCGTTCTCGTACCAATCCACGATGGGGCGTTCGACGATCCTTTCCCCGTCCCACGATAGTACAGGACCTGTAAGACGACGCCGAACAACCTCAACGATGGGAACAACAGACCCGTCAGCAAACATGACAGGGGTTTGCGAATGAAAACAGCCAAACATCACCCCTAGCTTCATGCGGATCTGGTTCGTCAAGAATACGGTAGGGGGTTGCCCATCTTCCCGCCTTCTGACAGTAATGGCGCTGTTGATCTTTCGAATACCTCTACCGAGGGCTCGGGATTGGAGCGCTTGGTTCTCTTTGGCGACGGAGTCTTGGATCTCTTTGACCGGTGTGAGGAAGGCGATGGAGTCGATGCCGATGACATCGACCTCTCCCGAGAGGACGAGTCCTTCAGCGATGTCGAGCGCCTCTTCAGCGTAGACGGGCTCCGCAAGGGCGATCTCAGAGATGTCGCAAAAACGCCCGGCCCACTCAGGATCCCACTCCTCCAAGCGGATGTGAGCGCACACATGCGGATCGAAGCTCTTCTTTCCGCAGGCGCAGTTTCCAGGGTCGAGCACAGTGAGTTGCCCACATGTACGACAGGTGAGCTGTGCCATCCCGTACGTGCGGAAGAGAGTGGTCGTCTTGCCGCAAGATTTCTTTCCGAAGAGGGTGTGGAAGTAACCCTTGGCCCACCCGCCTCCCAGATGTTTGTCCATCGGCGCGATGCCGGAACAGATTCTTGTGATCTTTGGCGCTTCGTTACCTGCACGCAAAACGTTGCCGTACAGCTTTGTGATAGCAGCGACCTCGCTGGACTCCATAAGCCGTTTGACACCACGCCGCTTGGTCTTCGGCTCGGGTCGGTCGTCGGACTTCTTCTTGCGGGCCAAAAACCCTCCCAGTGCGCTTCATGTGCGTCTCGGAGTTTCAAGGATCCGAGCATCCGTTCACACCACTCAGAACGGCTCGTCGAGCACGTTCTTCATCTTCCCACCCCGCACTCGATTCCGAGCCTCTTGGATGCGCTGGCCAACCCAATCCTCCGCGAAGGCGTAGGCGTCGTTCAGCTCCTCCTTGTAGCAGGGTACGGTGACACCGACATCGACCCGAACAGTCTCGTAGTTACCTACGTTGAGCGTCAGACCGACCGCAAACTTGACCTCGGCGGGTTGGACCCGTCGGGAAAACGAGCCACGTGAAGGGTCTCCTGCTCGCTCTCCTGCGACCCAACATCTTCCCCCGACTTCTTGAACTGGGCGGTCATGCTGACCGTGGCCTCTTTCTCCTGCATCTTGACTTCCCCTGCATCTGTCTTTGTGAACTTATTGGGGATCAACGACCTCGACGTCGTAAACACCCAAACCTTGCCAACCCGTCTCTACCTCCTCGCGGAACACGGTCTGAGCGTCTTGTCCGCGCACTTCCCCACCTTGGCGGATGAACGCTTCGCGAACGACTTCTATCATGGGGCCACTGAACAACCGCCGTCCCAGGGTGCCGTAGCGCAGCGGGGTCGACGGCAACGCACCTTTGGACTCCATGACGTCGAGCGTCACGATCGACCGATCACACGCTTGGGCCAGCACACTGATCGGATACAACTCCATCTCGGTAAACTGACCGTTTTCACGTACCTGATAGGCGGTGCGCATGACGGGTCTGCTGCGAGCCTCCCCGAGCCGACCAGCCTTTTCCAGGTCTTTGCAGATGTCGGCGATCTGTTTTTTCGTGTACAGCCGTTCACCTCGGGCGGTCCGATGGGGGGTCTCTGGGATCCACCCCTTCTTCTCCCACCCCCTCACCGTTTGAATGGACCTATCCAGCGCTTGGGCCAAGGCCCCTACGGAACTAGCCTCCTCCCCTGTGTCGAGCTTGACGGTCTTGTATGCCGGCGTGGGCTTGGCCGACTTCACGACGCGCTTTGTCCGCCGCTCTTCGAGCGTTTCTTCGCGTTTTCGGGTGCGGCTCTGGCGGTTGTGCTCCAGCACCCGCTCTCGATAATTCGGATCGAGGTGGTAGCGAAACCTACGCCCGCTGTTGAGCGCGTCTCCGTGCTGGCGGTACCAGTCTTTGAACGACCAGGATCCCATACGCCATAACCTAACGCTAAGGGGAAGGATAGTCAAGCCTGTAATAGTCAAGCCTGTAAGCGCGTGTAGAGCTTCTCTCTGTTGAGCCCGGCGCGCTTGAACATCGGCACGTTATCGTCCCGGATGTCGATGACAATAGGGTCCTTCTTGCTCGGGTACGGACGGAGGATGCGCCCGACCGCTTGCTCTGCATCCCAGATAGGGGTGGCCAGGCAAAGCGTATCCAGGGGTGGGTAGTCGAAACCCTCTGACACGAGCTGCGCTGTGGCGAAGAGGACCCGCGCTTGGTCGAATGCCGCGCCCCGCTCAGCATCCTTCATTTCCTTGGCGACCTTGCCGGTGTAGACCAGGGAGGGTGGAACTGTCCCGAGACGCTTCTTTGCGATGCTTTGGAACACACTCTGTAGCTCAGAACAGTGCGGTACCCTCTCTGACAAGACCAACACCTTTCGGCCGGCGTCTACTGCGCCTGCGACCTGTTCGGCGACGCGACTGTTCCGGGACTTGGACGCACAGAGGAAGCGCAGGAGCAGGTTCTTACCGGCCACGCTCGTGCCCTCTGCGTCGCGCACCCGAAAGTCGGTCCACACCCGCTTGACCTGGAACCCCAAGCGCAGGGCCGTTCCCCGATAAACGATCGGCCCGATGTGATGGAGAAAAACATCATCGCCACCGTCGCGTCTTCGAGGAGTAGCAGACAATCCAAGCCTATGCCTTGCGGGGAAACAAGGGGCTACTGGGCTCCATGTTTCCGCAGAGATTCTGTGGACTTCATCAGCTATTACTAAGCCAGGCCAAACGGATAGTTTTTCGTCCACACCTCTCTCTGCAAGAGTTTGCAACATGGCTATGCAAACATGGCTACCATCCAATTCCCGCTTGTCGGCTTGGAGGATACCCACCTTAGCGTCTGGGAGGAACTGCGCTAGGCGCTCCTTCCACTGGCTGAGGAGAAATTCCTTGTGCACCAGGACGAGGGTAGGTCGCTGGAGCTGCGCAATGAGGTAGGCCGCCAGGACGGTCTTTCCGAAAGCGGTAGGGGCTTGGACGATACCGCCTAGCTTACCGGCCTGGAAGTGGTCGAGGACCGCCTTGGCGGCGTCTGGCTGATCGTTGATCAATTCACCATGGAACCGCACGTCTCCTGGCCATTGTGCGCCGTCTGTAAGCCCGTAGGTAACGTCGTGCCCGCGACTCTGGTTACCGAGGAAGTATTCTCTCGGCACTCCGAAGTGCGTACCGGTCTCCCGGTAGAGTTGGATAGGCGCAGGGGTGGGACCTGGGTGATCGCCGAGCTTCCGGCGCTTGATGGTCAGACGATTGCGCAGGAGGGGGACATGATCAGCCTGTAGATCGTTCAGATCCAACCAAGCCCACCCGTCGATAAAAACCCGCATCAGTGCCTTGCAACCATGCGCATCAGTAGCGGTTGAAAAAGGCGGCGCTGCCTTTTGTCTCGGCCGAGCGTTGGAAGCTGGTCTCTTTGACCACCGCACCCCACCAGATGTCCGGCAGGGCGATCGGCTCACGGGACTTCCAGGAGTAGTCGATCTGACGTCGATGACCGCCGGGATCGTCTACGACGACCTCTACCTTCTTGGCTTCGGGGTTCAAATGGGCTCTAACGAGAGTGGGCTCGTGGGCCGGTTTGGTGAGAGGTTCTGTCATCAGGTACCTAATCCGCCCGTACGGGCGGATTGGCTAGCGAGCCTAGGCGCCCTCATAGACGCCTAGGCTCGTCTCGGAATTCCGAGCATTCTTTAATCAACTCAAAAAGGCGTTTCGTCCTCTTTGAGATCCGTGTGTTTGGTCGACTTGGTGTTGTCATCGCTGTCGTTGTTGCGGTCCCGTGGCGTGCTGTGACCGATGACGCGAGACTTGATCTCTGCCGGGCTGAGCGGCTTGAACAGCTCGAAGTAGTTGAAGGTGGGAACCTCGCGGAGCAATGGCTTGGCCGTGTCGTCGTCGACGTGGCGCACAGCAAAGGTCTTCTTCAACTCCTTCATCTTCTCGTCGTCCTTCTCCGCCTCCTCGAACAAGTCCTTGAGCAACTTGCCCTTGTAGCTGACCTTCTCGAACATCTTCGATGTGTCGACGTCGCGATCGAAGTCGAAGTCGTCGCCGGTGTTGGGGCTCTTGCCGGAGGCGCGGGATACCGTGACCATCTTGCCCGTGAGGTTCCCCTTCGCCTCCTTCTTCATCTCCATTTTTTTGCGGACGACCCCCTTGGCGGGGAACAGCTCCAGACCGTACTGGTGCACCTTGCCGTCCTTGTCGGTCCACGGCGTGCAGTTGACGACCGTGTACTGCCCGATCAGATCGGGCGACCCCAACTCCTTGAGCAAGAACTCGTAGGCCGCCGACTCGGCGCCGGGGTTCGTGAGCCAGTTCTTCCAGTCGCTACCGACACGGAACTGATGCTCGTAATAGAGGAATGGCGAGTCGTCGACAAAGACGAGCGCCACCGACGACTCCGGTTTGAGCCACACACGGCGGGGGCCGTACTTGGACGCCTTCGCCGCACGATCGCGCTTCTCCAGATCGGAATTGTACCCTGTGCTGTACCAGCTCATGTGTTCTCCTTGTCGTGGCCGGAACCCCCGGCCTGTGACGTTTTTGGCATCGTGAGCAGAACCCCTGCTCATTGACGTAGCCGTATCCTAAGGATTGTCGTCGGATTGTCAAGAGCTTCGCTGAGGGGGTCCCAGATGCTCTATCAGGAAGGGCAGGGCCAGCTCGTCTGGGTCTACACCGTCTGGCGGATCGACCACTCGGGCACCCTTGCGCAAACGAGCCGAGAGTTTTTGCAGCGTACCGGAAATCTTCTTGACGCCGTGGGCTGTCGTCCGCTCAGACCCGTAGACCCCTTGTTTTCCCGCGTCGTCGCCGTCACGAACGATGACGACCTCATCAAACCAGCGCACCAACTTCTCCACCTGGAAGTCCGAGATGTAGGCGCCGAGGGTGGCGAGGCAGTTGACGTAACCGTGCTTCCAAAGCCCTGCGACATCAAACATACCCTCGACCAAGTAGCAGACGGGGTAGTCTTTGACGATCTTGTCCTCTCCGTAGAGGTACAAATCCCGTCGGAAACCCTTGGCGTGCAACCACTTCGGTTGCACCCCCCGAAGGATTGTACGCCCCGAGATATTGACGAGCTTGCCTTTGCAGTCACGCATGGGCACCACAATGCGCCTGTTTCTCGGGTGGAACCCGTACTCGAAAAACCGGATGGTGATCTCGTCTAGGTTCCTCTCCGGGCCGGTCAGGTAGCTCCAAGCCTCCTCCGGCAGGTCTCTCAACGGTCGCAAATCCTGCTCAGGGATGCCCGGTTTTTCATCCAGATCGGCAAACATCTCCGCTTGAACCGCGAGCTTGTTGCTGACTTTGATACCTGCGACCTCTTTTGCGCCGCTAAAGTAGGCCGCCCTTCGTACTCTGTTCTGAATACGCTCCAGCGACGGCTGATTGCTGTGCCGTAGTAAACCTTGTAGCTGAGAATAGTCCTCTCCCGAGAATGACCGTAGCTGCCACAGCAGATCGTTGAACCCGCCGTACATAGGACCAACAGCGTTGCACGATTGACACTTGAAAAAACTCAGGTCGTTGGCCGCAATCTTGACCGCAAACGACGGCTTGGTGTCCGATCTCTTTTTGTGGGTCCACTTAGAAAAAGGACAGTTACCTCGCACCCATTCCGGCCCGACCCTAACGTCCGCGCACCCTAACGTACGTAACGTTTTGACGATGGTCTCAGCGTCCATCGGCGCTACCTTCCTGGGTACGCTGCCAAGCCTCAAATAGCCGATCGAATTCGGCCTGTTTTTGTGATGTGCCGGGGGAGTTACGCTTCTTCCTCTCTAGGTCATGACCTTTGCCGGTCAAGCGTATCTGTTCAACAACCCCTTCCGCCTTTGAGGCGGGGGAAAGGTACCCGTACTTGACGAGATTGTCCCTGGCGATGCTGAAAGCGCTCTCGAACCGCGTAGCGCCGGCACCACTTAGACCCTTTCCCTTCTGGTAAATCGCCAGGGTATTGTGCTTGAGGCAAACCGGGATGTTGGGTGGTACGGCCATGTAGATCCTTTCACCTCAAAACAACTTGAGAATATCAGCATCCCCTGAGTCCCCAGAACTAGGCCCTGATGGGGGTGATCCTCCACCTGACGGCCCAGCGGGACCACCTGGACCACCTGGCGGTGTGTGGGTGACCCTCTGACATTCGGAAAAGTCCATGCGCTCGAAGTCCCAGTGGCATTCGACCTCGAACATGTCACCTTCGCGAATCTTGAGCGGCTTGATCGACATCCGCCGCATCTTCTTCTGGCTGTCCGTACGCCCAAGCGCGTAGGCCGCGTCCGCGTTCCAGCCCGCAGCGTCGGTCTGAGCGATGTTTGCGATGTCAGGGTTCGCCGAGCTGACTTTCACCTGGCGATTGAACTGGGTTGTACCCAAGATGCCGATCTTGAAGCGCTTAGCTCCCCGCTTAAGGTCGTCGTACACGTTCGCCGCACGCTCGTTCTTTTTCTCAGATCGTTCGTCAGTCTTCAACAGGTAAAGCCCGTCGACGACCAAAAGGTCGGGCCTGAAATCATCCACGTAGGCCCACAGCGTCTCGACACGGAAGTCGAAGTCGCCGCCAACGATCTGCCAGCGCTCGTCCTTCTGTAGCTCCGGTAGAGCGTCCTTCCAGCGTTGCTCCTCGAAAACACCCAACTCCCCGCGGCGCATCTTGCCGTAGTCGAGCTGGAGATGGATGGCTGTGAAGCGTAACGCGACCGCGAGCTGGGACATCTCGGTGGTGAGGAAGAGAACCTTCTTGCCCTGAAGCCAGGCTTCACGAGCGATGAGGATGGCGGCGAAGCTCTTTCCTACCCCGCCGCGGGCCACGAAGAGGATGAGGTCTTCGGGCCAGATACCCATCGTGGTGTCGGTGATGGACGGCCACGGGAAGGGTATACCGCGCTCGCCGTTTCGGATCCGTTCGTACCAGTCCTGACCGGACTCGCTCAGCCCGGGCAGTGACTGGAGGAGGGCATCACTGGTGTGCAGATAGTCATGGGTCTGCCGAGAGTTGGTGTACAGCAGGTCTACCGCTTGGCGCGGATCGCCGGCCAAAAGAGCCGTGTTCGCCTGGGAGATAACGTCCTGGCAAGCACCGAACGCATAGCGGTTGCGCAGCTCCCCCACCCAGAAATCGACCGGCTCGGTGACTGGGTCGAGCACGAGTCCAAGCCGCCCCTCAACAGCGCCTACAGACGGCATGACCTGGTGTTTGGCGTAGAAGTCGATCACGAACGTGAACGCCGCGAGCCCGTCCCCTTCAAGAAGGTCAGCGCGAAAATTTTTGCGGACTATGTCTGCCAGCTTGTCCTTGTCCTCTTGCAGAAGCGAGAAAACAAAGGACTTGTCCAAGTCCATCAGGCGCCCCCGTCCAGAAGTTGCTGGGCTTTTTGCTCCTCCAGCGCACGCAAGTTGTGCCCTTCTACAATCAGGAAAGGCATTTTGTAGCGCGAGCGGCCAAGGATCCCCGGAAAGACCTCCTCCACCTGGCGTTGCGACATCTGCGTTGTCACCACCGTAGGACGCTGGTGAGAAGCCCGCAGCGCTAAGAAACTGGAAAGCGCAGTAGCCCCGAATACGGGATTTGTGGCGTCTTGGGAGGTTAGGTCGTCAAGCGCCAAGAAGCAGACTTCCTGCGCCCGGATCAGCGCAGGCTGGTCATCCTCGTATGCACGCCGATGCCGGATGTCTTCCTGTAGATGGGCGACAGATACGAACCGCGCGTCGAATCGATGAGCGAAGGCCACCTTGGTCAGCAGAGCAGCGATGCCCGACTTACCAACCCCTGGGGGGCCAAAGACCCACATCCCCATCCCCTTGCACAACCACGGCACGGCGTTGTGGACGAATCGTTCGACCTTGCTCCGGACGGACTCCTGCACCCCAGCGAGCTGACAGTGCCACAGGTCGTGCGGGACGCAGATGAACTGGTAATCGCTCTCGTCGAGCTGGCGGCGAGCGTGCAGGTCTGCTGGGTCGTACATCATCCCCCACCCTCCGGGTCGTACATCATCAGCTAACCTCCAGCTTCTCCTTGGCCTGCTTCACAGCCTCCACAAGCCGCGGACGCTCCTCTGAGAGGAATCCGTAGGGGTTGGCCTCATCCCAGGCATCCAGAGCCGCCTGAGCCGCCTCCAGCTCGCGCTGAGCTTGGATCGTGACCGAGCTGAGATTCGCCTGCTGCGCCTGTACCAAAATCTGATCGTGGAACTTCACGAGGAAACCGAGCGTGGGCACACCCAACGTAGACTTCTTCGGGAAAAACGCCCCGTGGATCGTGCGCCACTGGCACACGAGGTACATAACCCCCTTCTCGACCACGTCCTTGCTGTAGCCGTAGCCCTTCTCGGGGCTGATGAGCTTGTTGAGCATGCCCAGCTCCTTGACCTCCCACTTGGGCACCTCGACCTCCGGGAACAACTCGCGGAAGTTGGGCTCCCAGACCTCACGCCAGAGCCGCTGCGCCCAGCCGCGAACCTTGGGCGGGCCTTTGGACTGGAGATTCGCCATCCGCTGCTCTCTGGCCTGCGCACGCCGTGCGTTCTCGCTCACCTGGGTTTTAGCCTTATGCCGCGCCGCGCCGATCACAGCGTCAATCGCCGCTTTGTTTGATCCTTGACGCGCCATGTCGGAGTCCTCCTCTTCTTCCGCCCCCTGAAGGGCCTGTGTCGCATGCTGGTACTGGTCCTGACGCATAGCGTCATCAACGCAACTGGTATTTCCCACGAGAACGGGCGGCGCCGTAGGCGCCTGGTCTTCTGTGTCTTGACCCGTGAGGTTCGTGAGGTTCGTGGTTTCTTGTGGGATTTCACCCACCCCCCTCACGGCGAAGCTATCCGATGTGTGAGCCGGCGACAGCCGGCCAATTCGCATCCTTTGGATGGCGTCTTCTTGGGGAGTGTCTTCGTTATTCTCGTTTGTTTTATGAATGACCGCCCGGTCAGAACTTTCCTGACCGGGCGGACAGAACTCGGATGACCGGGCGGTCACACGATGGCTGACCGGACGGTCACTGGTCTCCGAAGGGGGCGTGACGCAGACGACACGTCCCCCTGACGTAAAGACCACCTCTGGGTGCAGCATTCGGCGGGGTACTTGCGGACCCTTCCCAAAGAAAGGATCGTCCCCCCGATCAGCAAGTATTCCGATCGACCATAGATTGGTAACAGCCTTGCAAAGAGGAGACAGGTCCCACACAGAGGACCGCTTGCGACCGTTTTTCGGGTTGGGGTCGGGCGTTCCCTTTTTTCTCCAATAAGCTGCACGCTTTTGTTGAGCCTGAGGGTCTGTGGAGGCTTTGAAAGCGCGCTTGTTGCGTATAAGGTACCCTTTCTCTTCCAGAGATGCTGCGGCGCGGTGAACGGACCTGGGATCGCATCGGCAGTAGCGTGCGATCCTACCAATGCTGACATACGAGTAGTTTTTGTTGCCGTGGGCGTGCATGCCGATACACAGGAGAAGTTCAAGCTCCACCCTGGTGTGGCACATGTACCCGAGTGCCATAGTAACCAAGTTGGGCCAGCTCTGGAAAAACCCAACGAAAGGTTCCGCACACCAACTCGTCATGTGGACGTAGTCGTCATTCTCGTTCGCATTCTTCTTTACTGTGCGTGCCATCGGTTCTCCTAGTACCGGCGCGGGCCGGGGACTATCCCTTGAGCGTCCCAGGTGTCGGGATCGGTTTTGTAGAAGGGGGCGATCTCGCCGACCGGCCAATATTCGGCCTCGCCGTCGCTGACGATCGGCTCTCTAAGAAGTTCGGGTGGAGCATCCTTTAGACGCTCGTGATAGCGCTCGTAGAAGCGTTCCAGCTTCTTGGCGTACTCAGTCTCTTCGCGGTACGCCTGCCACAGAAGCACAAGCAGCGGGGATAGGTCCCATTTGTTCCCGACGGGATACCCCATGTCGTAGCGATCCCAGTCCTCAGCGATTACGTACTGAGAAACCACTCGTATAAGTCCTTTATCCACAAGACTTTTTTTCCATCGATAAAGAGTTCGGGTCCCTACTCCGAGGGCGCCTGCGATCTCTCTGTAGTCGATGCGAGGTGGGCCTGGGTCATGCCACGCCAGGATGTACATGAGGAAGGTCGCTTCTTGGGGAGTGATGCCCAGCCGCCAGATTGCGAGCGGTAGCATCTTGCGTGCCCAATCCAACGACCCGCTCACGGTGATCTCCAGATAGACCCCCACCCGCCGCCGCGTCTAACCAAGACGGCGGCGGTTGGGGAGCAAACTAGACAAGGTCCCTAGCTCGCAAATCGATTGTCGAGAGGTGGTTAGACTTCTCGATTGACCACGTACACCTACAAAGAGTTGGGGGGACGATCAAGAAAATTCGACCGACCGTCCCCGCCGGATAGAGGGCACGCCCGTCTGCAAAGTTTCTCCGATACCTAAGCTAAACAGAGAATACCGTCGGATCTGTTCGGTTTTCGATCCTGCGGTCCCACCAAGCCGAGCGCTTGACGTACCCTTGCAAGTGGGCCAGGCTATCGTTAAACACACGCATCGGGCACACACCCCGCCCCGATCACAAGATCAACAAAGGACAAAATCAGAATGGCCACCAAGAAGAAGACCGCAAAGAAGACCGCCAAGAAGACCGGTCGGTCGCCGGGTGCGACGACGTACAAGGACGTGCAGACCGCATTCGCTTTCGGTGGTATCGAGGCTGTGAAGGCTATGAACGCACACCCCCGAACCATCGCCAAAGCGCACCAAGGGCTCATCACGGCCGTCGCCGCCGGGTCGCTCAATCTCCGAGCCGACCACAACCTCGACGATCTCGCCGCGCTGATCCCTGAAGCGAAGCACGGTCGTCGGGCACCGGCGGTCGGCGAGACCCGCGACTACAAGGTGCAAAAGATCAAGGACGCTCCCGTCTTCCTGCGCCTCGCCCTCTTCAACCTCGGCGTGAAGAAGGGACAAGTGGTTTCGGTGACCTTCGAGGAGGATGAGATCCGCGTACGCCGCAAAGGCGCGGGCCTGCGCGCGGTCACCGAAGCGGCCTGATCTGCGAGCATGCGGCAACCCGCCCGTACGGGCGGACCGGCGAGCGCGCTGTACTCTCTAGAGAGTACCCCTGACTATGTATGGTAGCGCTCGCCGGTCAGGACGTTGACGACGTCGACGAGGTACCAGCCCGACCCGGAGTGGTGATCCCCCTCGATGAACGTGATGGCGGTGATCACGCCCTTGGTGTTGAAGCGCTTGGGCATATCAGTCCTCCTCAGCATCTAGCGGCCCTGGAGAACCGCGGCGCGCGCCATGAAGATGGCCGCGATTCGGGCCTGGACGGCCGAGCCGAACACCGCCGGCACCTGGAGCGCAGCAGCCCCGCGGCGGTGGGCCTTGTCCGCGTGGGTGATGGCCTTCGCCATGTTCTCGGCGAAGCGAATGGCCTTCGCCGAGCTGCCGCACGCGCGGCCGTAGATGCTCTTGGAGATGCGGCTGATGTCCTTGGACTCGGGGATGCGGTTCATGTCGGGCTCCTTTTCGTCGAGCACCCTTGCTCGATGTCCACATCGTAACAGATCACTTTTCGATTGTCAACAATAGGAAGACTTCAGATCCGCAGATCTGTGAGGTATGTCACTTCAGCGATCTTTCTTGGGGCGGCCCTAGAAGTTGGGCGGCCAGAAGCTCCGCTCTCGCTCTGCCAGGACGGCATTGAGGAGCCGTGTGGCTTCTTCCTGCGACACGCCGATCTCACTGGCGGCAACCAACAGAGACAGGTGCAGCGCGTCGCGAGATAGGGTGTGGCGCACGAGCTGCCGGGTGAAGGCTACGAGCAGCTCTACGGAGACGGGCGCGGGGCTGGCTTGCCCAGGCGGATCATGTCTTGCCGGGTGCTGTTCAGGGACGAGCAGCATCCCGCCCCGATCGCCAGCGGCTCTTTCAGCTCCGGATCTTTCATCACTTCGCCGCACCAGTACCTCCCTTGGCGCTCGTCGTAGACGAGGGACGGACACGGAGCGATCGGTCCGTGTAGCTGCATTCCGAGTACGCAAGGGGCTTTCGAGCAGCAGTAACCGCTACCTACACAAGGTGCGACCACTACGTCATCTCGGCGCGAATGACCTCCAACCGCTGGTCGATCAGTGATTGGAGTTTCTTGCCCGCAGCGTGATGTTCTGCACTTTCAGCGATCATATGGCGCCGCCTGTACTTCACTCGGAGGATGTGCTCCAGGACCCCTCCCTCAGTCGGACGAGAGGCACCGAGCGTGAAAAAATCCGCGGCGTCGAGCAGGTTCAAGGTCTCGGTCAACAGAATGATCTCGCGAAAATCCATGTGAAGCGGTCCCATCTCTAATTCCTCTCCTTCGCACCCGCGGGGGCGTGGTGCGGGAGCCGATCCCCGCGTTGGCTGGTGCCGGGTGATGCGCCCGCCCGGCAAGCGGTCAGTCGTCGTCGATCACGGCCTGGAGATCGGCTCCTCGATCGGTCAGCCACTGCCGGATCGTCGGGTCCGTATCCCCATCGCCGACGAGCACCTCGTCGAGGACGTCCCGCCTGTCGGCCACGGCGACGAGATCGGCTACGGTCGTCGGCACCGGACACCGGAGCGCCGTCAGCAGCCTGTCGTACAGAGAAATTGTGGCCATGTTGGTCGTCATCGTCTTCTCCTGTGAGGGTTGTATCCGTCGTCGCAGCCCTCGTTGTAGAGGGCGTCATGTCGGCGCGCTTTTGCCGCCCGCGTCGCCGCCGCTCGCCGCTCTTCAGCGACCAGCTCGCCCCACACACCTTCGATGGAGGCAGGGACGACGAC